CGTGACGAGATCACCAAAGAGAGCTTGATGGTACTCCATCAGAAGCTTAATTTTGTGACCAACATCGTCACTGAATACGATGATATGTATGCCCAGCAGGGCGCTAAGATTGGTAACACGGCTCGAATCCGCTTGCCTATCCAGCACTCAACGGGTACAGGCCCAACAATGGCCACCGGCACAGGTGCAGATACCTTGGAGAACCAAGTTACTCTGACCCTGAACACTCAGCGCCACGTTCCAATGCGTTTTACGTCTAACGAAAAATCAATGAAAATTGATGAATTCCGCAGCCGTCACATTGAACCTGCAATGAGCAAGCTGGCTGCAATGATTGAGTCTGATGCTTTGAACATGGTTGACGAAGTTGCCAACCAGGTTGAAGCTGGTGCCGCTGTTGCTTTTGCCGATGTAATGGCAGGGCGCGTCAAACTGGGCCAAGAGCTTGCCCCTAATGACAATCGCTGTGCCTTGCTTGATCTGCAAGCGAATGCCGATATGGTTGGTGAGCTTAAAGGGTTGTTCAACTCTCAAGACCAGATCAGCCTTCAGAACAAAGAAGGCCATATGGGCCGGACAGCAGGGTTTGATTTCTTTGAAAACACCCTGATGCCTGCTCATACTTCCGGTGCTGAGGGTGGCGGTGTTACTTATGATGCCAACGCAACGGCTGCACAGGTCGGTAGTTATACCTCACCTAACTTAATGACTCTGGCTGTCGATACCGGCACGACGACTGTTAAAGAAGGTGATGTGTTCACTATCGCTACTGTGTTCGCGGTGCATCCTGAAACCAAGGTATCTACTGGTGAGCTTCGACAGTTCACGGTACTGGCTGATTTTACTGGAGCGGGTAACATTACCATCTCTCCAGCAATTATTGCGACTGGCCCGTACCAGAACAGTTCAAACGGTGCGCCAAACAACGGTACTATCACGTTTGTTGGTGCGGCTTCGACTGCTTACAAACAGTCTTTGTTGTTCCAGAAGGGTTTTGCCGCGTTTGCTACGGCTGACTTGGTGCTACCGCCTAACGAGAAGGCTTCACGCGCTGTCTTTGACGGTATCTCGTTGCGGATGGTTGAAGATGCCTATGATGTTGTAAAGGATCGTCTATACACACGTATTGACGTACTCTATGGCTACAAGGTGCTTCGCCCAGGGTTAGCATGTAAGATATTACATACTTAATACTCGACAAGGGGTGGCCCTCTTCGGGGGGCCATTTTAAAAGGAGGTGATCAAGGTGGGTTGTAGCTGATGGATTACCGAAAAATAGTATGGCTAGCCAGTTATCCCAAATCCGGGAATACTTGGGTTAGATGTTTTCTTGACGCTTACCTAACAGGTGAGGTCGATATTAATAATATTTCCGCTTCTGTGTCTGATGACAGCACAGCGCGTTGTTTGCCGGGTGATGGTTCTGACCCAGCAGATTATCCTTTAGATGTTCAAATCTTAACTAGACCAATGGGCCTATTACGGCTTGTGCGGCAGTTTGAGCTAAATTCAATAGAGATGGGGTTTGATATCCCTTTGTTTGTAAAGACGCACAGCGCGCATATGGTAGCCAATGGTGTGGAGTTGCTGCCTAACAGTCTCACTAAGGCCGTTGTCCATGTAGTTCGTGACCCTAGAGATGTTGTTATTTCCTTTGCCAAGCACATGGGCAAGGATTTAGATAAGGGCATTGAGCTGTTTTTTGATAGAACAAGAAACCTGCATGATAATCGGGTTTCTAAAATGGCTGATTTTATTAGTTCATGGCCGCAGTTTGTGTCTTCATACGCTAATGCAGATTCTCACAATGTATTAAATGTTAAATATGAGGATATGTTAGATCGTCCTGTGCATACTTTTGGGCGAATTCTTAAGCACTCTGGCATAAAGCCGGATGATGAGCGGATAGAAAAGGCGCTTGAATTAGTAAAAATTGATAAGCTAAGGGCGCAGGAAGAAAAGGATGGGTTTGGCGAGTCTTCACCTCATCATAAAGACAAGTTCTTTGGAAAGGGTAAGGCTGGAGGTTGGATGGAAGTATTAACCCCATCACAACTACATAAGATCGAGAAAGGCTGCTCAAGCATGATGAAACGGTTTAACTACGAATTTGCGACTGAAAGCGCAAGAAAGAAGGTGGCATGAACTATCAAGAAAGAGGAACAACCGATTGTTGGTTATGGATGCTGGCTGAGGAAGATGCGCCAAACGTGAAGTCTAAAATGGCCTGTAATAATCCATTATGTTGTAATCCCAGGCATGTAGTGCAGTCTGATAATGTGGTCGAGATCAAGCCTAACCCTACTGAAGCCTTGCAAAAACGGGCCGAAGATATGGGCATTAAGGTCGATAAACGGTGGAGCATTGATACTTTGAAAGACAAGATTTCGGAGGCTAGATAATGGCTACCGCTCAAGATTTAATTAAAGGTGCTTATCGCTCTATTGGTGTGATTGGTCAAGGTAAGACAATGAGTTCTTTTCTTGCCAAGAATGGACTTGAAGCACTTAATCAAATGTTGGGAATGTGGTCAACGCAAGATTTTTTAATCCCTGCCAGGGTTTCTGAGTCTCTTTCTATCGCTACCGCTGGGCATGAGTTCACCATAGGCACAGGTGGAGACTTTGACACTGACAGGCCGGAAGAAATTGTAGATGGTTATGTTTCGAGTGGTGGCACTGATTACTCACTAGAAGTCTTTACGATGGGCGAATATAACGATATTCGCACTAAGAATGTCGGGATCATACCTAGCCGATTATGGTATGAACCATCCTATCCTTTGGGAAAGATTTACCTAGATGGAAATATCGGGATAGCTTACACGCTTCATATTGATAGTTATAAGCCTCTTACAAGTTTTCCCACACTAACCACGGCGGTTTCTTTGCCTGCTGGGTATGAAGAGGCGATTAAGTTTAATCTGGCGCTTAGATTGGCTCCTGAGAACGGCAAAACACCTAATCAGATGATTTATAGCTTTGCAGAGAGTGGTGTTAATCACTTGAAGACCCGCAGAGCCTCACAGCGTACGCCGGTATCTAAAATGCCCGCTGGATTATCGAATAGACGCGGCTGGAATATCTTAAGCGATGGTGGTCGCTAATGGGCATTAGATTACGGCCTTTGCCTAAGTTTCAGTTTCTAACGGATGCTGGAGTTCCGGGCGATGGTTATTTGGTCTACTGCTATCAAGCAGGGACAGGCATATTAAAAGATACTTATACAGACTATACCGGCGATACAGCTAATGCTAACCCTGTGGAATTAAACTCCAGGGGTGAAGCTGATATTTGGTTCAACGGCACTTATAAGATTGTCATAAAAGACCCTGATGGGCTTCAAGTTTACGAAGTTGATAATTACGGCGAGGGTGAAGAGTCAGTATTAACCGGAAACTACAATAAGATTAAGAACGGCGGATTCGAGACAGATACAGCCGGTGATGGTCTTCCTGATGATTGGACAATCACTGAGTACGATTCAACCAGTACGGTAGAGTTAGATTCAACAGACCAGATAGAAGGCGCAAACTCTCTCAAATTTACCTCTACCGGTGCCGGTGGTGGGTATGCTGATTCTGATTTCTTTGAGGTGACTGGGGCCGAAGTGCTCACCATCTTGTTCATGCTGAAATCGTCCGTGGTCGATGTGCGTAACGTGGTCGATGTGTTGTGGTACACGGCTGCAAAATCGTTAATTTCAACATCTAATGCATACGATGAGTCTGCTGCAAATCCAACATCATGGACACAGAAAACAGCAGAGTTCACCGCACCATCGACTGCTCGCTTTGCAAAGATTCGGGTGATTGGGTGCCATTCTTCTGACTCTACTGCTGGTTCTTCATGGTTTGATGATGTGCAAGTAACTGATTTGCCTCCTGCAACACAGGCACAAGTTGATGCAGAAACAGAATCAAGACGGTGGGTAACGCCATTAACGTTGGCTAACTACAATAAAATAAATGGTAAATTTGTTACTAATACAAATGGCAATCCTAATCTTGATGACACCATTTTAGATGTTAGTGCTTTATCTGAAAGCAATTGGCATGAAATAGGGCCAACAGGTGCAACAAATGTATGGAGTCCACTGAATGATATTCCCGCTGACGTGGACTGGATTGAAGTAAAATCCTACATCTTCGCTAGCGGTGGTGCTAATAGTGCGGCAACAAACGTTAATGTTTATGTTAGGAATGATGGTGGGACAGAATCTCCAGGCATCGATAATCATATTGGTGGAGTCCAGTATTTTACTGATGGTTCAGGAGATGGCCGCTCAAGCGAGACAAATACGTTAAGAATTCCTGTTGCTAGCCGAAAATTTGAATCTCAATATACTGATTCAGCATTATCAACACCGGCAGTAACTACAATAAATCTT